GTTTTATTTATTTCTTCTTTGTTTTCTTTGTATTGTTTTACAAGTGCTTCAATCATTACCAGTTCATCAATACTAGCTGTTTTAATGCTATGCATTAAGCTATCTATTTTATTTAATACATTTGTACACATTTCGGGGTTATTGTTGTAAACCACATTAAAACCCTCTTGGTAAACACTTTCCAATATATTACTTGTTTTGTTTACTTGTAACTTTACATTTTGTTTAAATGCTTTACTACCTTTTAACTCGTCATTTGCTTCCAGAAGTAATTGACTTATCAATACACATTTTAAATATGCTAAATGCCTGTCGTTTATTGGTTCGTCTTGTACTCCCCTTACTTGTTCTTGGTGTTCTAGTTCTTTTTGTTCCATTTGTTTATAGTGTTCTATTTGTTCTTTTCTATCCATTGTTGTTGCTGCTCTCTTAAGTATTCTATTTCACGCCTTAAATAATCTGCTGCTTTTTCTAAGTCTTTTAACTCATCGTCTTTCTTTCCGCTTCTACAAATATACTTAATTATATTCCCTCTATTGAAGTTTAGCTCATAATCTTTTATAAAGTCTATAACGTCATAGCCTTTACCGTTTTCGTAATGTAAATAAGTTGCTCTCATAGTTTTATTTTATTTAATTCGTTTTGATATGCTTGTGCTGCTTCTTTTTCATCTGTAAATAATCCTAAATGTTTTGCTTCACCGTTTATCCGTATTGATGACCTCCATTTATTACTACTATTTTCCCAATAAACCCCAACATACTTACTTGAACTCTTAACGTGTTTTTTGTTACAATTTTCTCTTTGAGTTATAACTTCAAGATTATACAGATTATTGTTTTTAGGGTTTATATCAATATGGTTCACTACCAATTTATGACCGCAAGGTGTATGCTTAAGAAACGCAATCGCTACTAATTGGTGGATGTTTTTTAATTTTATTTTATTATCTTTATATAAATTCACTCGAAAATATGGCGAACCACATATAGCGCCTTTTAACACCTTTCCCTTTACCTTTCGACCCTTACTAGAAACCCTATCTAAACTTCTAACATTCCCTAAATTACTAACTTGATACAAGCCTTCATATTCTGGTATGTCTTTCCATACTTCAATTCCTAATCTACTTTTTAATTTTGCTATCATTTTGTTTTTGTTTTATAATAAATCTAATATTTTTAAATCTTCTTGTATGTCTTTAATCATTTCTGATGCGTCTTTATAGTCTTGGTTTTCTATTGCTTCAAGAACTATATCTAGGTCATATACAAATCTTATCATTCTGTTCTTAGTTTTAATAAGTGATAGCACTCTGCATATTTTTGACGTGCCTTACCTTTGTATTCTTGTTTAAATAATTCGTACATCTTTTTAGTGTATTGATACTTTGTGTCGCAATCAGCTAAGTATTTTTCTGCAAACTTTTTTCCTTTGCCTTTAAAATAATTAACGTTGTCGGCAGTATCTCCGATTATCATTTGCTCGTAAAAGTTGTATAAGGCTTCGTCCTCGCTTATATCTAAAACTTCTTTATGTTTATAATGGTAATTATACATAAGGCAAGGGAACTGCTTATAGTCTTTGTCAATGCTTACTATCATAACATTATTACGCCCTATTTCGTTTGAGAGTTCAAACCAATATCTTGCAACCATATCATCGGTTTCAATTCCGTAACCCCAAACGCTTTCGTATTGGTCTTTTACGTATTGGTGCATTTCATTTAATAAAGGTGGTAACTCTTGGTTTTTCCTATTGGCTTTGTAATCGCTTGTAATTAGCTTTCTAAAGTTTCCCTTGCTTCCGCTAAACGTTATAACTTTTTCGATAGGGTACATATCCTCCAACTTATTTACTATGCTCATAAATTGCTCATCAAACTTAGCTTGGGCATCTTCTATATTTCGATAGTATTTATCATCTTCTGGGTTCTCACGTTTTTTATAACAAGCTGCAAATATTAAACTATCTGCATCAACTAATAAAATCATTCTATATCTAAATTAAAGCACTCGGTTGAACAATAATAATCTCCGTTTGTTTCTGAACCACAACAAGCACACTCTGTCTTTATATCTGGTTCATCTATATAACTATCTAACCAATTCATATATCGTATTTTTTTAAATCGTTTTGTAAGTGTTCTATTTGTTCTTTCATTTGTAAAAGTTGTTTGTTTTTATCAGCTCTTAACATTGCGAAGCGTTTTTTTAAAACTTCATTCTCCACATTTAAACCGTTTACATATTGCCCTATCTCTGTCATACCTTGTATAAAGTTTCTTAGTTCTTTATTTGCAGGTTTTTGTTTGCTCCACTCCATAACTTTGTCAGCTATGTGATTAAACCAGAGGTTGTATGATTGTTTTTGTAGTAACGTCATTATCTTGCTCCGTATATGTAACCCGATACAAAAGCTACGAAAATTAAAAATGCAATTAAAATATTAAAATTACGTTTTTTGTTTTCTTCTATTAAATCATTTAAATCTTGTAATTCTTTAGGCGTATATACTTCAATACGGTTTCCTTTAGTTTCAATGTGTAATCCTGTTTTTGTCTTTTTCATAATGTTTTGTTTTGTTTGTTATTGTTGGTACAAATATACAACTAAATAAACGTTATAAACAAATAATTAACTATTTTTTTTATTTATTTTTTCTTTTATATCAAAATAACTATCCCAAACCCCTGTTTTATTTTCTTCGTTTAGGTTAATTATTGCAGCATCTTTCTCATCCAACAGATAACAAGGTTTTAAAACTTTCTTTTTAGTCCATAGCGTTGTATCTGGACAATAGATATCTTTAGTTTTTAATTCTTTTAAATTATTTAACCAAAACATATAATTTCCTTTAGGGTCATTCACTAAGTAAAGAGCGACTTTACCTGTTTTGATTAACTTATCGTGTTTGAATTTTTCTAATATTTTGGTATCATAATAAGTTTTTCTAAATTTCATTTCGATTACGCACTCCTGACCCTTTGGTGTTGTACCTGTTGCATCCCAACTCTCATTCCCTTTCCCTGTGTGAGTTAAGTTCCAACCGTCAAGGTTTAAAAGTGTTACAACTGCCTTTTCCCAATTATGTATTTTCTCTATCATTTAATTTTGTTATATACGTTATCTAAATCTTTTATCCACATTACTAAAATTTTCGGTTTGCAGCTACAAGGCTCATAATATGTATGATTTAAGTAACGTGCGTGAAGCGTACATAAAAGCCTGTATTGTTCTTTTGATAATTTTGTTGTGACGTTTGCTTTAAAATCAATCCAATCTTCTTGGTCTTCTATTCTCATAATTCTATGTCTATATCATTCCACGCTTTTCTGCGTTCATTACATCCACAGTCTTTACCTGTTAATAAACTCCATTTTTTCACTAACCAATGAATACCAGTATAGTAAGTGAAATTGTAAAATAAATCTCCTAATCTCATAAATTATTTTTTATATATTTTTTTGCATTTGTATATGTATTGTAAAGTGAATAATAACTTATTTTTGTGTTTCTACTTAATTCCGCAACACTTACACCCTTTGCGACTATCTCAAATATTTTTTTATCGTACCAATACATTTCGTCTAATATGGTGTCTATTTTGTCACGCTGCTTTGCCCATTCGGTTTCATCAATACCACTTTCTTGTATTTCTTTAAGTTCGTTTATATCTTCTAAATAAACCTTTTTTTGTCTTAAACTAGCTTTGTATAAATTAGTGTAAATACCCCTTAAAACTTTGTAACAATAATAATGGTTTATTTCATCATTATAGTAAAGGTCTAAGCCTTTTTTTACATCAGCATCTAGTTGGATGTACATTTCCATTACAACGTCCTCGCTCATTGATGGGTTGCAACCGAAACTTTTTACAATATTATTCCAGTCGTTATGCTTTTTATATGCGAGTTCAAGAATTTTCATTTATTTATTTTTATTAAAAAGGTGCTTTTATTTGTTCGTTTGGTTTGTGAAACATAGGGCTTTTTGATAATGTGTCTTTGTTTGAATTTTCTATTGGTTTGTTTGGTGTCAATGTTCTTGGTACAAAGTATTCTAAAGGGTCGTATATCTCGCCCACTACAAAAGGCAATCCAAACTCATTTATACTAAAACTAAATGTTTCAAAAGCGTAACCCCTAGAACGTTTGCAGCTAACCGTAATCCATTCCTTATTGACTGTATTTATTTCAAGTTGTATTTGATTTTCTGTCTTTTTTTCTAAGAAGCTGCCTAAATGTCCTGTTGGCTTGTCGCTTCCATAATTACTATGTATTACAGTTATTATATGACAGTCATATTTAGCCGATAATTGCATTATTTTTTGAACACATAAATTTGATTCTTCTAAATTATTCACATCAGAAACTAAATCCGCAACACCATCAATAATAACTAAACCGTTTTTACCTTTGTTTTGTTCTAAACAATGCTCTATAAATTGTAAACGTTCCTTATATCCTATCGTCCTAAGTGCGTAAGTATGATAGCAACCCACCTCTTTGGTGTTACTCATATCTTGAACACGCTTAAAAACTCGTTGAGCGTGCCAATGTCCCTGTTCTGTATCGAAGTGCATTAAACAACGTCCGTCTCTATGACCTTTTAATTGACCGCCAAAATTATTTCCACCACTTAAATAAACCGAAGCTAATAAACTAACAAAAAATGTTTTTTTACTCTTTGGGGGTGCTTGTACAAATGAGAAGTTTCCATAAGTTCCAATCGGAATAGGCATTGTAATATCGCCACCTTTCGCCTGTATAGTTTTTTCTCCTAAACTTAAAGCGGTTGGTGGGTATTCCATAACATCGTTGGTATCAATAGCACATTCTTCGGCTATTAATTCCATCAGCATATTATGTGTGGTTTGTTCTTCTGTTATTTTTTCCATTGTTTTGTATTGTTTTGTTTTTTTTAGTCATTTCTGGCTTCTTCTATTTGTTGTTCCATTAGTTCGGTCAGTTCTTGTATTGCTTCTTCTACAAAATACGCATCTAAATTATTAACATAAATAACATCTTTATTAAGTTTGCAACCATAATCAATATATTCTACTAAAGCATCCATCATCCCCGAATCATAATAATAAACATCTTCGCTTACATTAATATTTTCAGGATTATCGGTTGCAATATAAACAGAATATCCGTCTGCCGTTGATTCTTCATAAATATAAAAATCCTGCAAACCCCATTCATCTGTTAATTTGAAATTAAAATAATTTTCTACTTCTTTTAAATTTTCCATAATTTTTGTTTTTGTAAAGGTAATAAAAAAGGCGGTTATTACACCGCCCTAATTTGTTAAAATGGTAAGTCGCTCGTTTCAGCTTCTTGCACCACTTCTTTGGTTTCTTCACGTTCAGCCTTTACGATGTTTCCATCAGTCCAAACCACTTGACCGTTCCCAATGTAGGTTCTTGGCTTCTTAGCTTCCCTTTCTTCTTGTGTTTGGCTAATCATAATTGATGCGTTATTTCCATAACGTGTTTCATCGTTTACACTCATTGTAAGGTTTATATAAACCGCTCCGTCTTTTCCTGCGATAAACTTCTCCTTTGGTAATTTGTCCACTCTTAATGAATAGTTGATAATTGCTCCCATAATTTTACTTGTTTTTAATTGTTATTATTTATTATTATTTTTAAATGATTCTGATTCATCTTCTCCGAAAACTCCTAATTCGTAAAAACCTGTTAATTTTAAAACTGCTCGGCTCATTGCTCTTTTTTCTGCCATTTCTGGAACATACCAGCTGTTAGTTGAACCATCTTTATAGTTAGCACCTTTTAATGCACTACCAAAAGTTTCAATAGTTGTTGAACCTTTATGGGCTATGGCTTTAAATACTGCAAAATTTGGTTCGCATCTTACTACTTCATAAGTTATTTGAATCTTTGCAACGGCTTGTATTTTTTCAATTCCGCTTCTTGTAATGATTAAGTAGTGTTGATGTTTATACACATCTTCTTTTTCTAGTTTATACTCCCTGTATAACTCTGTTAATTTTTCTTTGTTCATATTATTTGTTTTTGTTGTTAATTTCGTTTTGTGCTTCTAAAAATTCTATTCTTTTTTCTAATGCTTTAATACGTGCATTTAAAAAATCTATTGTGTCTGTTGACGCTGCCCTGTTTACATCTTCTGAATAAGTCATATTTATAATTCTTCAAATATTTCGTAAGGACTGTACAAGTCTAATAAAAATTTTAAATCTACAACCAAACCGTATGGTAAATCCCTAACGTATTTATGGTTTTCCAACTCACTAACAATATAACCAACTAAAGATGGATAAGTAATGTTAGACGCTTCTAATTTGTCTTTGTACTCTGGTTTTAATCTTTCAAATAAATTCATAATGTATTGTTTTAATTAATATTAAGGCAAATATAAAACAAATAATTCAATAAAA